GGTCTATGGTGACGCTCAGGTGTTTGGTGACGCTCGGGTCTGTGGTGACGCTCGGGTCTGTGGTGACGCTCAGGTGTTTGGTGATGCATGGGTCTATGGTGACGCTCAGGTGTTTGGTGACGCTCGGGTCTGTGGTGACGCTCGGGTGTGTGGGCAAATATCAATAATTACAATTCTCGATATTGGTAGTGAACGTGGATGTCTTACAATCCACTCAGATTCTAAAATTGGCGTACGGGTAACGCGAGGTTGTTTCACTGGCTCTATTGAAGAATTTTTATCAGCTGTGGAAAAAACTCATGGTGACAATATGCACGGAAAAATCTACCGTGCAGCTATAGAGATGGCAAAAATACAGTTTAAGATAGATTAATAACCGCTTGTAACCTCCATGTATAATATGCATGGAGGTTACATTATGACTAGTAAAAAAGAATGGTACCAGGGCATGAAATGTACGGCGGTTAGCCGTAGGACAGGGAACCCTTGCCGAAGCTACGCTGTGAAAGGTACTACTGTGTGCCGTAAGCATGGTGGCTCTGCACCTCAGATTAAAAAAGCGGCGAAGCTGAATTATGCACGCTATGTTGTCCAGGAGAAAGTGCGCCGCGAAGTAGGCGCACTAGCCGTAGATGTGCCTATCGAGTCACGTGTAACAGACCCACTCATAGAGCTACAACGGCTCACTACCGAAGCAATCCATTTCAAAGATGTGCTAGGCAAGATGGTGAATGAGCTGAAAGATATTGAGCGAATCACCACTGATGGGGCTGTGCAGATACGTGCCGCTGTGCAGCTGTACGGCGAGGCGATGGATCGCACTGCTAAATTCCTTGATATGGCAATGAAGCACGATATTGCCGGAAAAATTGTTCAGATTGAGGCAGCTAAGGTATCTGCCATATCAGCCGCTATTTCACGTGCACTGGCTTCCGCTGGCTTGTCGAGCGAGCAAGAGTCTACTGTGCGTAATACGCTCGCTATTGAGCTGCACGCCTTAGAATCGCAGGAGGGGTAAAATATTCTACTCAGAGCTTGCGCGTGCCGTAGCCCCACGCACCGTATCATGGGCTACCCCTGGCGAGCTTGCTGCAGACCTTGACCCTAAAAATGTGCAGACTCCAGCACTTGATGTTATCGACGCGGCACTTGTGCGCGCATATAATACGCCCGATGCACGGCTAATCATATCCATGCCGCCGCAGGAGGGCAAGTCCCAACGTGCTACCCGTCGTTTTACTGAATGGGTTTTATCCAAAGACCCTGATAAGCGCGTGATTATTGCCTCATATCAAGCTGCCATTGCATCCGATTGGGGTCGCACGATCAGAAACGATATTCGTGAGCATGGCGACAAAATGCAGATAGAGCTTGCGGCTGACTCTTCGGCGGCGCACTACTGGCATATACGCGGACATGCTGGCTCGCTCTTCTGCACAGGAGTCGGAGGCTCGATGACCGGTAAGCCTGCCGATGTACTCATTATTGACGACCCCGTGCGCGGCATGGAGGACGCACGCTCTGAGGCTTACCAGCGCCGTGCGTGGTCTTGGTGGACTTCCACTGCATCCACCCGTCTAGCACCTGGTGCGCCCGTAATCATGATTCTTACCCGTTGGCATGAGAATGACCTTGCGGGGCAGGTCATGGATAACCAACCCGGCGAATGGGAGTACATCCGCATCCCCGCGCAGGCAGACCATAGACCAGAATATGGCGAGGTAGACATTTTAGGGCGTGAACCAGGCGAATTTATGATTAGCGCCCGTGGTCGCTCGCGTGAGAACTGGGAGAAGCGCAAACGCGATGCGAACCCCCAGGCATGGGCAGCTCTCTACCAGGGCACGCCTGCACCTGATGAAGGCGGCATATTCCCTGCGTCTGAGGATTTAGCGCGCTATACTTCGCCCATATGGGTAGAAAATGCGGATGGGTCACGTACATTCCCCAGCATAGCTAATGGCGGGGTACTTGTGCAGTCCTGGGACTTGACATTTAAAGATACGTCGGGGTCTGACTACGCAGTAGGGCAAACCTGGTACGCAGAGGGAAACACGGCATACCTGGTAGACATGGTGCGCGAGCGAATGAACTTCACCCGTACCTGTGAAGCTATCGAGGCGATGGCGGCAAAATACCCACAGGCAACAATAAAATACGTGGAAGATAAAGCGAATGGTCCCGCTGTGATAGACTCGCTACGGTCGCGTGTGCCTGGCATTATCCCCGTGAACCCTGAGGGCGGAAAGGTTGTGCGCGCTAACGCGGTGACGGCGTATATTCATGCAAAAAATGTGCTATTCCCGTCGCCTGCTTTGCTTCCGAATGTGGAAGAGCTGATTACGGAAATGCGGCAATTTCCGGCTGGCGCACACGACGATACCGTGGACGCTATGACACAGGCGCTCAATCAAATCTTTCACCACCCGATATATGGCGGGTATGATGATGTGCAAGACTATACCGACTCTGACTATGAGATAGGATACGCATACTAATGAGCATTTTTAGTGCACGCCGTGAGCGGCGCGAGCTACAAGAAGCCACACGTGACCTGCAAGAATCAATCGCTGATCTAGAGCAGGCGTGGGCGCAAAATACGGAATGGCGCTCTATCGCGGCGGCGGCAGAAACAGAGTTCTCCCTATCAGGCATCCAGAATATCGCTGAGACATGCCGCGTGCTCGCCGTGGCAGACCCACTAGGCAAGCGCGGTGTGAGCATCCGCACATCATATGTTTTCGGTTCAGGTGTAGGCATCACCTGTGATGAAGAATCCGGGGTAAACGAGATCATTCAGAATTTTCTAGATGATCCAGATAACCGCATCTCCCTTACCGGACACAGTGCACACCAAGCACTCGGCGTACAGGAAGCAGCAGACGGCAACATTTTCTTCCTGCTATTTTCCGACCCTGCCACAGGTCGCACCGTAGTACGCACCGAGGGCATCGAACATATCGAGAAAATCTTGCCCATGCAGGAAGATAGCGCCCGCCCTGCACTATACCTACGCTCCCACTACCAAGACGGACGCACCATCAAAACCTGGCATCCCGCGCTAGGATATGCGCCCGCAAACAGGTACGCAGAGCTAGACGGAACACCCGTAGACTGGCACACGCCTATCTACCACCACGCCGTAAACCGCATACCAATGAGCCTACTAGGCACACCCGACCTATTCGCAGCTTCTCCCTGGATCAGCGCCTACAAAAACTACCTGCAGGACTGGGCGCGACTCATGCGCGCCATCAGCAAAATCAGTCACCGCATCACAGGCAAAACCTCCCGCGCCGTACAAGACGCGCGCCGTGCAATCCAACAAGCCGCCGCTGCTACACAGCCCGGCGCAATCGGCTTAGTGGACGCAGAAATCACCACCATGCCGAGCACAGGCGCAACCATCGACGCAGAATCAGGTAAGCCTCTAGCCGCAATGGTCGCCGCCGCCTTAGGTGTGCCCGTAACCATGCTGCTCGCCGACCCCGGGCAGACAGGCGCGCGGGCAGTAGCCGAAACCTTAGATCGCCCGCTACAGCTCGAAATTGAGGCACGCCGCCGAACCTGGGAAGAAACCTACCGCGCGATCATTAATCACATCATTGACACCCAAACCGCACTAGGCAACCTGCCAGTAGATGCGCCGCGCACAATCACCTTCCACTGGGACGACATCACACCCGAACCAACCCAAGCGCAGCTAGACGCGATCACAACAGCAGACCAGCTCGGAGTACTCCCGCTTGAACAAACTGCACTGCTTGCTATGCGCGCGCTCGGGATAACAGACCCCGACGAAAAAATCAACGAGCTACGCGACCCTGACGGACAAATCCACCGCACCACCGATACCACAGGCGACGCACTAATCCGCGCCGCATACGCAGGAGAAATCAAATGACCCCAGAAGAATACGCGCAAAACCTACAAGACGACCTCACCCAAATAGAAAACCAATCCACACAACCCCTAATCATTGCGGCACACCAAAACCACCAAAACCTAACCACCACACTCGCCGCCATCACCGCACTAGGCACACTCACACCACGCCACACACGACGCAAACAACAAAACGCCGCACTCGCCACATACGCCACAGCACTCGCTACTATCCAGCACCAAACCAACCAGGCGGCAGAGCAAGCCGCGCAGCAGGCAGTAGCAACCACACACCACCACCTCCAAAACTACACCACCCAAACACTCCCACAACCAGCCGCACCACCCAAACCCGAAAAAATCAAACTAACCAGCCTAAAAACCAAAATCACACAAATAGCCACCGCCATATCACTAGGAATCAACCTAGCCACACAACAAGCCTCACGCAGAACCACCCAAACCCTCATTCAGAATGTCCAAACAGAAGGCTGGCAATGGGTCGCCCAACTCGACAAAAACACCTGCAGATCATGCATCATGCACCACGGCGAAAAACATATGAGTGGAGAGCTACACTCACACCCAAACTGCCGCTGCGTCATGGCACCTCTCCTAAGTCAGCATCCTGACATTACCGCTCGTAACTCTGGGCGAGAGTGGTTTGACTCGCTCGATTTTGATTCGCAGGTCGAGGCTATTGCTGGGGTTGCATCGTCACCTCAGGGCATGGAGGTTGTGCGGGGTCTGGCTGATGGGTCTATTGCGTGGTCTGATTTGTCGAGGCGTGCCCGCTGGTATGATGGCTCTATGTATTGGACGCAACGTAACCTGTCCGATATTTTGTCTAGGAGGAAATAATGTCGAGTGTGCATCTACTCGAAGATGAAGGCGAGCTTACTGGCTCTCTTGTTGCTGTGACTATCATTACGCCGGGTAAGGGTAGTTCTGGTGAGTACCCGCCCGAGACTATCAAGAAGCTCGCGGAGTCGCCTATCTGGGATACGCCTGTACACATGTATATGAACCATGCGACAGGTGCAGAGCGTAACTCACGTCCTGAGGGTGATATTCGTGAGCTTGCCGGGGTGATTGATGGTCGCCCTGTGATTGATGATTCTGGTGCGCTGGTTGGGCGTGCGAAGATTTTCCCTGAGTACCGCGACTTTATCCGTGAGCGTGCACCGTATATAGGCGTTTCTATAAATGCGTCTGGTATAATGGCGCCTGGAAAAGACCGCGTAATCAAAGAGATTACGCAGGTTGATTCTGTAGATTTTGTTACAAAGCCGGGGCGCGGCGGAAAGATCACTGCCGTCCTGGAATCTAGTAGAGAGGTGGACGGCATGGCTAATAGCATTGTTGAAGCTGATGGCGTACCCGTGGCTAAGCCCGCACCCGCACCTGTGCAGGATGCACCTAAGGCTGAGTCCCCTGAAGTTGCTGAGCTGAAGAAACAGGTTGAAGATCTGAAAGCTGAGCGCGACGAGCTGAAAGCAAAAGTTGAAGAACTAGAAGCAGAGAGCGCTAAGAAGGATGCTGAGGCTGTTGTAGCTGAGGCGTTCCGCAACGTGGACGCACCCATGACCCGCAAGATGCTTGTAGAATCTGCTGCATCCTTGAGCAAGGAAGAATTTGAGACCCGCGTGCAGGAATCCCTGAGTGAAGTACTCGCTGCGAAGAGTGCAACCTCACCCGTCTATGGTATGGGTGCGCATGTGCAGGAATCACAGTCTGCAACTGTGGAAGATATTCTCTCGATCATGAAGGGGCTATAAACAAATGGCTACAAACGTATCCTACGGCAAAGGCGAACATATCGCCCTCATCGCCGACAAGAAGTACGAATCCGGCAAACCTGTCCGCATTGGTGCTATCGCAGGCGTAGCAATGACTACCGCAGAGCAGGGACAGAAAGTCACCATCTGGCGCAATGGCTCATACCGTCTGCCTGTCAAGGAGACCGTGGCTGCTGGCGCAATCGTCAAGCTCGGTACCGACGGCATCCTTACCACTGGTGCAGGCAAAATCTGGGGCGTAGCACTCCAAGCTTCCGCATCTGCTGGCGCAACTATTGAGGTTGCACCCGTAGGCGTAGCATTCGACTAAAGCAAAGGAACAAAATTCTAATGAGTGAATTTCTCAACTACGACAAGCTGCGCGATACCGGGGCAACCCAGCGCGTAGCAGAAGCCGCAACCATCCTCCGAGATGGTATCCGAGGCGGATACACTGCACAGGCGCGCCTGCAGGAAGCACTGACTACTAGCGACTTCCCCGCACTGCTTGGTCGTGCTTTCGAGTATGAGGTTCTTGACCTGTACCGTGGCTACGAAACCCAGTGGCAGAAGGTAGCACAGACCACACGCCTGTCGTCCTTCAACCCTACCCCGCTCGCAACCCTCGCAGGCGACATCGACTACGTGAACGTCAATGAAGCGGAAGAGTACAAGGCTGCTGACCTTCTGCCTGGCACCGTCCAGATTAAGAATGACAAGTACGGCCTCGTATTCCCCTTCACCTGGGAAGACGTAGTAAACAAGAACTGGGATAAACTCACCCAGATTCCTAAACGCCTCGCAGCAGGTGCCGCAAAGCTCGAAGACAAGGTGGTGTTCTCTACCCTGTTCGACGCACAGGGCATCAACCAGGCTTTCTTCTCAGGAGCATCCGCAGCAGACACCAAGGCTCTCTCCTTGGAGTCTTTGAAGGCCGCATACGCTGCCGTGTCCGGTCGTGACGGCGTGCACGGCTCCGCTATCGACGTGGAGCGCATGGTTCTTGTCGTGCCTTCCGCGCTCGCTGTCCAGGCACGTGAGATTCTGGGCGCTAAGGAAATCCGCACCAAGTCCGGCAACTCCGAGACTGTTTCCGCGAACTTCCTTTCGTCCAACATCGACATCGCGGTTGTGCCTCAGCTCGCACAGCTGAACCCGGCTGTCACCAAGAAGAACACTACCTGGTTCCTCCTGCCCGCTGCTGGTTCTGCTAACCCGGCTATCCAGCGCGCTACTTTGGTTGGGCACGAAACCCCTGACCTGCGTATCAGCAACAACACTGGTATTTCTGTTACCGGTGGCTCCATTGATGCGCGTGAAGGCGGCTTCTCAGATGATACTATTGCTTACCGTGGTCGCCACGTCACCGGTGCGGCTGCCGTGTTCGCTCATGCAGCATACGCATCTGACGGCACCAAGTAAGCTATACTGAGAGGGTGAGGCTCTATGTCTCTGACAGCAGAAGATATTTACACGATCCGCCTACTGGTAAACGATTTACCGAGCGATGATACACAGGTTCACGATCATGAGTGTATTTTCTCTGACAGGGATATAGAGCTTCTTGCGTCTCTAGAGCCTGTCGGGGTGCCTGCTGTTGTTGTGCGTCGTGTTGCGGCGCGCCTGCTTCGGCGCATGGCAACAGATGAAAACCTGCTGTCTAAGAAGATCACGACACAGGATTTATCTGTTGACGGTGTCGCTGTCGCGGCTGAGTTGCGGGCGCAGGCTGACGCACTTGACGCTGAGGCTAACCGTATCCATGATGAGGGTGACCCCATGCTGGGTGCCTGGTTTGAGCCGATGGGGGAGTGCCGCTATGGCTCGCTATACATCTAGGCAGCGTGTCGTGCCGCGTGACTGGTCGCTACGCCTTGCGCCTGTTGTTGAGCAGGGTATGACGGCTATGGTGGATGTTCTCGCGCCTGCTGCGGTGAATCCTAAAGCACCGCTTTCTGGTGTCGTTGAGAAGCGCGTGTTTACGGATGTTACTTGCCGTATCCAGGAGCTGAACCGGTACGCGGATAACGTGACCGGCTCGGTTCAGGACGCGGCTACACGTGATTATCTGGTACAGATGCCGCTACGCATGTGGGAGCTTCATGCTGGTTTGCGGAATCACGTACTGGTTGTTACTGCGTCTAATATTCCGGGTATGCATGGTAAGCGCTTCACTGTGAAGCAGGTCATGGCTGGTTCGCTGCTTGGGTCTATTGACCTCATCTGTGGCGAGATGCAGAACCAGAGAGCAGGCGCGAAATGATGCAACAGGATTGGGAGGAGCTTAAAAAGCTTGCTGTTACCTTCCAGGTAGCGGCTAAGCACGATTTCTCCCCGCAAGTTCTCGCCGCCGGTAAGATACTGCGAGATGAAGCGAAACGCCGCGCACCCGTACGCACAGGCTTTCTACGCTCAAAAATAACCGCAAAGAAAGCAGGCAAGAACGGGGCAGACGTTATCTCTGCTGCACCATACGCCGCATACGTTGAGTACGGTACATCTAAGATGGCTCCGCGCTCGCATATGCGCCCTGCTATTGAAGCGACTATGGATGACATGGTCGCCGCCATTGTTGAGGGGGTAGAGCTGTGAGTATCACGATTGACCTTGCGGAGGCTATCGAGCATGCGCTAACTGGTATCGAGAATGTGTCTGTGTTCCAGGGTTTCGTGCCTGAGTCTGTGCCCGAGTACCTGCCGAATCATATAAAGCCTTATGTGGCTATTTTTATGGGCGTAGGTGCAGGGTATGAGGATATGGTCGGTTTGTGTGGCACACCTGACAATGATTCGTTGACGGTTGACTTCACTGTTACCTGTGTAGCACAGACCACGCACGAGCTGTACGCTCTTACTGATACTGTGCGTGACAGGCTTGCTACCACAAAGATAATGGGCGACAGTTACGCTAACCTGGACTGGGCGGCAGCGCAAGGGCAGGTCATGCTAACCGATTCCGAGGTGACACCCGCCAGGCTATACACCCCATTGACCTACACTATTACCATACCTAGGGGGTAATGATGGATAATTTTATGTGGCTAGTGCACCCCGAGACACGCCGTCTCGCCTATGTGCCATCCAGCTACGTAGACCTATTTGGCTTTGAAGTTCCACCGTCACAGCGCGAGCAGGAACCAGCAGAGCCAGTAGAATACACTACAACCGAGTTTACCGAGTCTGAGGAGGACTAAAAATGGCTGATTCTTCGCCGGGACGCACCTACGCGGGTGCTAAATTAAAGCTGATGCTTATTCCTATGGGTGGTGTCGTGTCTATGGATAAGCCCAAGGTGGCTGAGTTGAACGCGGCTACTGCCCTGGATATTTCGTGTGCTGCTATCAAGTCTCAGACTAAGATCGGGTCTACTGACTCTGAGACCATCGACGGTATGGCTGCTGTGTGTGAGGACACAAACGCGAAAGCGTGGGGTCAGTCCAACGCTGAGGTAGAGCTTGCTATCTTCCGCTACTTCCAGGAAGGTGCCAATGGCGGCAAGTTCGACCCTGTGCGTGACAAGATTTTCCAGACGCTCAAGAACAAGGGCACCGAAGCATACGTTGTCACCCGCCACACCAACAAGCCGTACTACGAGCCGTTCGCAGAAGGCGACGAAATCAGCATCTACGCATGCTCTTTCGACCAGCCACACCCCGTGAACGAGGCAGCGGATCGTACCTCTGGTTACATCCGCACCATTCACAAGTGCCAGGTCACTGGTTTCCGTGAGTTTATTTCTGTGGTAGCATAGTAATGTGTCTTGAGTGAGTGAGTGATACAATGTTGGGTGTCTCCCCTGTGGTGGTTGGGGAGGCACCCAATATTTTTTACCCATCACACCACCTGATAGGGAGAATGACATAATGGCTAAGAACACTACTGCTGAAAACACCTTCAATCTTTCCGAATGGCTTTCCGGTGCAGACCAGTACAAGCTTCACCGCGAAACTATCCTGTTACTGAATCCTGATGATGTTGCAGACCTTGCGAATGTAGAGGAGCAGATCGAGAATCTGGAAGCCCTGCGTAAGGAGGGTGAGGGTGACGACATGGAAACTGTCGCCTCCGAGTCCTTGGATAGTGAACTTGCTGGTCTATATGAGCAGGTAGAAGAAATCACCGGCAATGCTAAGACGGCTACTTTCCGCACCCGTGTACTCAATGACGCTGAGCTGAAAGAAATCAACAAGGACTGGAAGAAAGACACCGGCAAAGACGAGGTGGATACCGAAGATTTGACTTGGTGGGCGCGCGTATTCCAGCTCACCGCAACCCTAGAAGGGCAGTCACTTGCCGCGTCGCAGTGGCTCAAGCTTGCAGATACCTTGGGGGGGCAATTCGTAAAATGCCTCTCAACCTATGGCGAAGCACGCGCAGCAGAAGCAACCCTAGAGGTGTCGCCCCGATTTCGTCGCCGATAGCCTAATCGAAGAAGAAAATGCGGGCGCTGTACTCGTAATGCGTGCAGCCGCCCGCTGGGGCAAACCCCCTGGGGCGATGCTACTAGGCGACAGCACACGCGACTGGACAGACCGCGACATGACAGCCGCTCTAGGATGGGAAATCTACCAAGCAGAACTATGCCCCGAATGCGGAAACCCACGCAAAAAATGCCGCGAAGGACACACGCAATTCGAGGTAGAAACATACACCTGCAAGGCGAAAGAAGCAGTCGAACAAATCACCCAACGCGAAGACTACAAGCCACGTCCAGGTGACATACTCGTCCCAGAACCATACGACGCGACAGAAGACCCCGCATATTTGGACTTGTTAGAATGGCAGCAACAACTAGCTGAAGAAGAGCAGGAGTAATAGCATGGCACGAACCGGCGGCTCACGATCACGTGGCGGAAGCTCAAACACAGCACAAACCGTAACCATCCAGCTACGGGCAGACACCAAGAACTTTGTCGCCGGTGTGACCGCCGCCGCCAACAGTGCACGCAACGCAGCAAACCAGGCAGCACGCGAAACAGCCAAAGCAACAGCCAACGCAGCCAAAGCCGCACAAGCCGAAGCAACCAAAGGCTCCGCCCAATCCGCAGCCGCAGCCGCACGAGAAGCAGGACGCGCCGCAGCCGCCGCCGCCTCAACCTCAGCACGCGAACGAGTAGGCATAATAAGCGGCATGACACGCGCAGAAAAAGCCGCATACCGAGAAGCAGCAGAAGCCGCAAAAGTAAGCGCGGGCAGTATTACCGGTGTAATGCAGAACGCATCACGTACCGCTAGTGTTGGTTGGCGTGACTACGCATCGGCGGTTAAGTCTTCTGTGTCTTCGGCTGCGTCTGCTGCAGGCAATGCGTTTAAGAACAGTAACTTTGGTAGTGCTGTGATGTACAACTCTTTCACGACTGGTATTAGGACTGCATTCTCGCAAGCTAAGGACTCTGTTACTGGCGCGTTTGGGGCTATGGCTGATCGTGGGCGGGCTATGGTTTCTAGTGTTGGCGGGTATTTCCGTGACCTGGGTAATGAGGCTCGCACTCTAGCGAAGAATATTCTGTCGAACCGTGAGGCGCTGGATCATATTTCAACTGGTGCTGCGCTTGGTGGTGCAGCGTTGACGGCTGGTTTCGGGTATGCAGTGAAGCAGTACGCCGATTTTGATAAGGCTATGTCGCAGGTGCAGGCTGCTACTCATGAGACGGCTGGGAATATGGAGAAGCTGCGTACGGCGGCTATGAAGGCTGGCGCGGATACTAAGTACTCTGGCTCTGAGGCGGCTAACGGTATTGAGGAGCTTGCTAAGGCGGGTGTGGAGACTAAGGATATTCTTGGTGGTGGCTTGTCTGGTGCGTTGTCGCTTGCTGCTGCGGGTAATATTGAAGTTGGGGAGGCTGCCGAGTTGGCGGCTACCGCTATGACGCAATTCGGTTTGAAAGGATCGGATATTGGGCATGTGGCTGACCTTTTGGCGGCTGGTGCCGGTAAGGCACAGGGTAGTGTTGGCGACCTCGGTTACGCTTTGAAACAGTCTGGTCTTGTGGCTGCCCAGACTGGTCTCTCCATCGAGGAGACCACAGGTACGCTGGCAGCCTTTGCGTCCGCTGGTCTGGTCGGCTCTGACGCTGGTACATCTTTCAAGGTCATGCTGCAGAAGCTACAGAATCCATCCAAGGAAGCGGCTGGGCTTATGGCTGAGTACGGCATCTCACTGTACAATGCTGAGGGCAAATTCAAGGGTATTACCGCTGTGGCTGGCGACCTGAAACGCGGGCTACAGAACCTGACCCCTGCTCAACGTGACGCAGCGCTCGCAACCATTTTCGGGTCTGATGCTGTGCGTGCCGCCAACGTGCTCTACACTCAAGGGCAGGAAGGTATCCAAGGCTGGATCGACAAGACTAATGACGCGGGCTATGCTGCGTCCACGGCTGCTATCCAGCAGGACAACCTAGCCGGAGACATTGAAAAGCTAGGCGGCGCGATAGACTCGCTAATCCTTGGCTCGTCTGGCGGGTTCTCAACATTCTTCCGTGGCGTAGTGCAAATGGCTACATCATTCATTGACGTTCTATCAAAAGTCCCTGCGCCCATTATGGCTGTAAACCTAGGATTAGTTGGGATATCCGGTGCGGCGCTGTTGGCTGTCGCTGCTGGCGCTAAGCTGATTACATCATTCCAGACCATCCGTGCAACCTTGGCTACTATTCGTGGCGCTGAGGCTGCCGGCGGCGTGCGCGCTACAGCTGCTGCTGTTGGTGAGATAGGCGAACATGCTGAACGGTCAGAGTCAAAGCTAGGTCGTCTCGGTAAAGGTATTGGTAAGGTTGCGGCTGCGGCTGGTATTGCAGCAAACGCTATCGGTCTGCTCGGCGCGGCTACACAACATGACCTGAACATTTCGAGTGTTGACTCGTTTACTAACTCTCTTGCTAACGCCGGTAGTGGTTTAGGTGACATAAACTCCGCGTATATCAACCTGTCAGGTCAAAAGTCTAACTTTTTCATGGCTGAGGTTCCTAAGATCAACTCAATGTCAGATGCATTACTGAAGGTGAAAGCGTCTAATGAGAACTGGTGGGAGTCGATGCAGCAGAGCGGTGCGCAGATGCTCGGCTGGAAAACATCAGTAGACCTAGTGAATGACACCACCAAGAACCTTGATGAGTCGCTAGGTAACCTTTACAAAACAAACCGTGAACAGGCAACAACCACATTCCGCGAGATTGTCGAGCAGACTAACCGCCTCGCGTCTGAGACTGGCAAGGCTGGTCTGTCTGTTGACGAGTACCGACAGAAATTCCCTGAACTGCAAAAAGCTGTAGAAGAGTACGCAACTCAGCTCGGCGTTTCCCTGACTGACGAAGAGAAGTATCAGGCAATGATGGGTAACATGCCTCCGAAGCTGCAAGAGGCTGCACGCGCCCATGAGGAGCTGCAGCACAAGCTTGAGGTTCAGAAGAACTCGCTGGATGAAGGCTCGGCGGCTATGCAGGGGCTTTCTGGTGAAGCGCAGGAGATGGCGAAGTTTGTTGAGGGCGCTGGCTCTGCTGTTGAAGACCTTGACAAGGGCTTGAAGATGCTCGCGGGCGGGTTCGCTGACTCGACTAAGAGCATGGCTGACTACTACAAGAGCATGGATGACTTGTCGGAGGCTATACAGAAGAACTCTGCTGCGTATGATGGGCAGACCCGCACTTTCGATCAGACAACCAAAGCTGGGCAGAAACTGAATGCTGCATTTGTGGAAATGGCGCAGGAAGGTATTCAGGCTTCGTCTGCTGTTGCACGTCAGGGCGGCAACTATGAAGATGTGAAAAACCATATTCACGGTGTGATTGATACTCTGCGTCAGTCCGCGTTGCAGATGGGGCTAACCTCTGACCAAGCTGACGACCTGGTGCGGTCTATTTACGCTATCCCGGATCGTGTGGATATTAATACGTGGGCGGATACCACAGCGGCGCGTGTCATGACTTCACTGAATAATGATATTGAGCGTATGCCGCGTGAGGTTGTTATTGGTACTCAGGTGTTTGGTGTGGATGCTGCTACTGGTAAGCTCAAGTATTTGCGTGAGGCTAGTGATGCTGCGGGCGGGGACGTGAATATTAATGCGCGCGCTAATACTGGGCAGGCTAAAGGTGCTCTAAATGATTTGATTAACAATACTTGGGCTGTCCCAAAAAGCACTAATACTACGGCTAATGCGTATACTGGGGCAGCTAACAGTAACGTCAATAATTACCGGAATAATCTAGCTAACATCCCTCGCCGCGTGACTACTGAGCTGCGCACTGTTAGAACTACGTTTAACGAAGAGTCTAGTGGCAGCACAGGCATGATGAAATGGCGTAGACCACACGCGCACGGCGGAATGGTACAAAGGTTCGCTTCTGGTGGTGTCATTCCTGGGCGTGAGCCGCTGTCTCGCTGGACGGATAATGTGCCAGCTGTCACTGATGCTGGTTCGCCGCTCATGGTGCGCTCGGGCGAGTTCATTGTGAACGCTGACGCCACACGTAAGCACCGTGGACTCTTGGAGCGTATCAATTCTGGTGATTTTGTAAAAGGCTTCTCTGCTGGCGGGCACGTGTCAGGTCGCCGCGAATTTGTGGCACCAACACAATCACCTGACCTGTATAATCAGATAGTCGAGGCTCTATCGAATTGGCGACCTATGGTGAATATTGACGGGCGTAGCTTCTATGGGACTATGCGCTCGACCACGTTGCAGGCAAGGAGGTAACACATGGCTTCGTACCCTATGATGATTGGGCAGCAAGCCTCTTTCATGGCTGTGCGTGGAGGGTCAGTAGAGAACGTTACGTATTCTTTTGCTAACCGCCAGGTTCAGCAGTCTGCCACTGGTGCGCGCCGCTTCTCTTTCTATGGTCGCCCACAGGCTCTCAAAGACTTTTCTGCTACGTTCCGTGTGGCTGGTCGTGAGCGTGAGAAAATCGAGATGATGCTCATGAACGCGGCTTATAATGTGCACAATTTGAGTACGTATTATCCACTGACTATTTTTCCTGCTGGGTCTCAGGTTGAGAACCTGCTGACTGAGCGTGACTCTATGATGTTGCCTGCTGCTGTAAATGGTGGTGCGGTTCTGTCTGGCGGCGAGGTAGATGATAGTGATGGTTCTATTTTTTATCGTGATTTATACACTATTAATACCCCGGTAAAAATAGTTAATCGTCAGCCGCTACCATTCGGCAAGCAACAGTATAATTTCAGTGCTGTGTTGTCGCCGGGGGCTACTATTCAGATAGCGTTTGATACTGTTGATGCTAAGTTGGTGACGTATACGCTTTCCCGTGATGGTGCTGACGGGGTTTACCCGACGCGTAAATCAATTTGGTTTACCACTGATTTTAGACCTATAAGCTTCTCAGTAACCGCAACGAAGGGTGAAGTGGGTTACCCATGCCTGACTACTGGGCGGGATATGAAGCCGTGGACTCCTGGCAGGTGCATACAGAACGTAGCATTGACTGAGCTTTCTTCACAGAAGCTTCGCGGTATGCCAGAGTTACCGCCTATCTATGAGTATCAGTGCAAATTCATTGAGGTAGGGGCAGGACGAGGAAAGGTTGTATAGTGAGGTCTGATTTTCCACCACCACAAGTATTGCGAAGCGAAGCACAGATAGCACAACATGGTATTGCTGTTATCAACGCTTCTGTGCGTATAGATGGTGAAGATAAGGGTATGCATGAGGTGACTATCCACCAGTCAGCATCTAAGGACGCGGCGGGTAGGCTTGCGACTAATGACGGCTTCTCAAACTCGGGTGCGACTATCACATGGGATATACCGATGGGTGCTACACCCGATTTTGTTAGCATGTCTGTTTCTGCGGATCGCCCTAACTTTGCTGATAAATTCAGTATCCCGTATTTGGGTGATAAGGTTGAGATTTTCCTTCATAAGTCGCCTGCATCTAACACGAAACAGTATTACAGTAAGGTGTTTACTGGGCGTGTCTCGGCGAACAAGATTGACTCTACTACCGGCGGCTTAGTGACTGAGTGTGTGGACTATATCGACAATCTGTCTAAGGTTGTTGAGGTGCTTCCGCTTGCCTATGTTATGCCTGGTCGCCGCCGCACAGATAATGGGCGCTTCTATCCTAACGCGTCGTTGTCTTATTTTATTTGGGATATTTTGGAGCAATGCGGGTACTCGCCCGCTGCGAAGTCTAAGCTACCTGTTGATGAGAATAGGCAGGTGCTTCTGTATGCGCCGTTGCAGGGGTCTTTTATGTGCAATTGGCGGCGCGGGCATGGGCAGCTTATCGGAGCATCCGGCGGATCTAAATGGGGTGACACTGGTAGCCCAACTTTCACCTTCTTTTTTGGGGAAGGCACATCATATCTAGCCCGTGGGCATGCCACCTACGAGACAGCAAACGGGCATAATAAGACCTACTCTAAGGGTCGCCCGCTAATTCTGCGTGGGAAGAATAGTCTTAGCCGGTCTGGTGACACGTGGATAAACATCTATTGCGAGAAGGGAAATGATAAAGACGCTGCACGTTTCGGCATTCTAGCTGATGGGTCTATCGCATTGGATACTGTCGAGAAGGGTATGAAGCTTGCCCCTGGTGCGCGCTTCGAGCTTAAGATCGAGGGCAATAAGTGGCGTGTAGACCAAGAGAACGGCGAGTACGCGCTTGGTAGCCTTCCTGATACGCGCTTGCGTGATGGTGGCACCATTTATGCTGTTGAGATTTACGCGGCACAGGGTGGGCATATCGCGGATGTGCTTCTTTTGAATGGTGATTTGCCTTTCCAAGAGCGCACTTTAGCTCGTGTATCTCCCCCTGAACATTCCTTGTCCTTAGGATTTACACGGTCTGTGCGTGGACGCGTTGCGAAGGAAGTACTCGAAGAGGTTGCTGAGTATTTTTCGTGCATGATGTGGCATGATTCTGACGGCGCGTTGAATATTATGAATGTTCCGCGTCTCATAAAGAATAAGCCTACTATGCGTATTGATGCTGACGAGGTAATTAGCTGTGATGTGGTGCAGGACTCTACTAAGCTCGCGTCTGCTGTAAACATCTCGTACAATATCGCGGAATGGTCGCGTATGGGCGCAAAGGGGAATGATGCGCCTGTGGTTTTCTGGCAGGGTTCAGGTGGCAGCTTGGAGCCAGGAGAACGGCGCACGACTTGGTTCTCTCCAGCCGATACTGAGGAGTGGTTTGAGACAGACACAGTTCTAAACTATGACTTCTTTTACCTTTTTACTCTTAACTCACAGCCAAGATGGGGTACAGACCCTGAATATGATAAAACCCTGCGCAAGCTTTACCACGGCTCTGTTGGGGAATTTATCTGGGAAGCCGGAATGACCGAAGGTCAATTCGAGCAATATATAGATGACATTACACCTTGGCAGTGGGTGCTACACGAAAGGAACTTGCAGAGCAACACGTCTCTCGTGGCTCGTCTCCCTACGATGCGTGAAGCGCACGGGATATTGGAAGACATGGCAGGCAAGCCTACGCCTATTATCCGTGGCGGTCTAAAGATTGATTTCAGTAAGAACATGAATATCGCAAGCTTTGCCGCGACTCCTATAGCCCAAAAAATGCCTGCATTGGAGCTTGATGTAGGGCCATGGGGGGATACGCAGAATAATGCTCATGCGATTGCGCAGGATATAGCTACTATGGCGAAGTCGCAGATTCAGATTCCTAGTCTTACCATTTTCTTCCGCCCGGATATTAAAATTGGGGAGACGTATACAGTTGAGCTACCTAGTGGCGGTAATCTGAATGTCATTATTACTGGGGTTACTCACGTCCCAGCTGAGAATCAGACGCGGCTTACGTGTCGTGTCTACTAAAGAATGGAGTTAGCGTATGGGTTATGCGACTGTTCGCGGTAGGTTTTTGAATCCTGCCGCGCCTGTGGGTGGGAATGCTCGCCCGCTGCGTGGGAAGATTATTTTTCGTCCTACCAGCCTGGTTGTGTCTGGGTCTGCTACGTCGCTTCCTGTTGAGGTGACGGCTGAGCTGGATTCTAGCGGGTACCTGTCGTATGAGGGTGAGCGTGATATTCGTCTGCTTGCGCCTGAGGCTGGGCAGGATGCACCGGCTTGGTGGTCGTGGGAGGCGCACGCGCGTCTTTACACTGATGGCGGTGTTATCCCACGCGACCCGGTTGTTTTTACTGTGCAGGCGGGTGATTCTCTGGACATTGCGGAGATTTTTGCTGCACCATATCGCAGGGGCAATGTTCGTAATGTTGAGCAGGGCGGCGGAGGTTCGCCGCGTGACTACCGTGTGGTAGATAATGGTGACGGCACTGCTAGGATTGAGGAGGTCTAATTATGGCTATAGATGGTTTGAATCGGCTGGTGATTGCTGACGAGAATGGGGCGCTTACGGGTCTCCCGCTTGCGTCTGCCCGTGCTGCAGCTGAACAGGTGGCTACAGAGAAGGTAACCGAGGCAAAGACTGAGATTCGCTCTACTGCTGTGCAGGCAGCAGAACAAGCCGCAACCGAGAAGGTCGCTGCGGTCAAGTCGGAGGCTGTGCAGGCGGCTAAGGATAGCGTTTCGTCTGCTGTGGCTGAGGCTATCGCCCCGGTTGTGTCTACTACTATCCCTGCAGCTGTTCAGTCTGGTGTGCGTGAGCATGCTGGGGCTGTGGCTGACGAGCGTATCCAGGCTACTGTTCCTGGCATGATCCAGTCTCAGGCTGCTACTGTTGTCGAGTCGCAGCTGAATGAGAAGCTTCCTACTGCAGTGCAGGCCGCAGCTGGTAGTGAGATTACCCGCCAGATTGACGAGCGTGTCACCCCTACGATTGAGGCGAAGGTGTCTTCTGTAATTACAGAAAAATCGGCGTCGATCAAGGACGAGGTTGTGCAGTCTGTCAATTCGTCTATTGACGGGAAGATAGAGTCTGTTGTTACCCCTAAGATTGATTCGGCTTTTGACTCCAAGTCGCAGGTGTTGAAGGGTGATATTCTTCGCACTGCTGGTTCTGCGATTGATTCTAAGATTGAGTCTGCTAAGCCAGCTATTGTGCAGGCTGCTACTGATTCTGTGGCTAGCACCCTGCCAGCGAAGATTAGTGAGGGTATTTCACAGGCTAAG